GGGTTTGATTGCTTCAAGGTTCCTATTCTTACAGAGTCCGGCGAGAGTGCATGGCCTGAAATGTTTCCGGTTGCGGGTATTGAGGCAGAGCGCGAGAACTTCCGCAAAATGGGCAAGATTGAGGTCTGGCTGCGCGAGAAGATGTGCGAAGCGGTATCGGAAGAGACGCGGATATTCAAGAAAGAAGACCATCGCTATTTCCCATTTAACACTTTAGATTCGTTTATCGGCCGTTGTCGTATCAAAGCTACGCTCGACCCTGCCGCAAGCACGCAGAAAGAGGCTTGTTTCAGGGCGATAGTGGTCAAAGCGACTGATTCAGATGGTAACTGGTTCATCCTCGATGTTCCGTTTGGTAGGTGGGATTCTGTCGAGCTTATAAACCAGATATTTACTACTGTCCAGAAATGGCGGTTGAAGGATTTCGGTATTGAGAAGGGTATGTTAAAACAAGTTTTGGAGCCGTTTATCCTCGCAGAACAGCGCAAACGGCAGGTGTACTTCGATTTAATTCCTTTAGAACACGCGAAACAAGGCACAAAGTTAGAGCGGATTAAGATACTACAACCGAGGCACAGAGCGCATACAATCTTCTTTCCTATGGATGCTTCTTGGTTAGGTGAAATGGAATCGGAGTTGGCTGGTGTCACTAAGGACGAAATCAAAAGCATGTATATCGATTTGGTCGATGCGCTTGCTATGCACGAACAGATAGACGAAAAGCCGTATTTCTCGGAGGAGCATACGGGTCTGGGTGGGTTTGACAATGGTGCAATTAAAATGAACCGTCAATCAGAGACGGAATATGATGTTCTAAACCGTTAAAACAGGGGAGGTTTATTATGACTAAATATACAAAGACGAAGGTTGAAAAGATACAGCAGGAAAAGGCGGTAAATTTGAAAGAGACAGACCCGATTAAGTTCTATGAACAGGAAGGCAATCGGTTATCGCAAACTAAGCAACAGTATCTTAATGCTCTTAACCAGATTGAAATATCGCTTGCTAAGATAATTGGCAAGATAGAGTTATTACGGGAACAGAAGGCAGCACAAAAACCGTTAGTGATTTCTGGTGTTGGTGGAAAAATGCCTTTTAATTCAAGCCCAGAAATAAGGAGACCTAAACTATGAGCGGTGTATTATGGAGTGATGAACACGGGCAGACTTCGCAGAAGAAGAAAGAGATAGCGGCGCGGAAAGAGGTTGAGGCGCAAGAGAATATATTGAAATCTCAACAGCAAGAAATCTTAAAGGCGCAGGAGCTTGAGAAAGAAAAGACTTTGTCTGCGGAAGAGCGGGCAAAACGAAGGAAGCGTGCCTCAACGCTCTTGACTGGTGGTATGGGGCTTATGGGTCAACCTCAAACAGCACTCCAACAACTTTTAGGGGCATAGGAGATAAAACTATGAGTCAATTTTTATGGCCTGAAAACTATAACGAAGTGCAAAAGCAAAAAGCAGATTTACTTAAGCAAAAAGCAGATTTACTTAAAGCGCAGGAACTTGAGAAGGAAAAGACATTATCTGCTGCAGAGCGAGAGAAACGCAGAAAGCGTGCCTCAACGCTCTTGACTGGTGGCATGGGATTGATGAGCCAGCCACAGACTGCTGTCCATCAATTATTGGGGGTGTAAGCTATGCCTAAAAGGATAACAAGGGCGGGAATAGAAGAAATCATTGATAATAAATTCAAACAGACCCTTGAGTGTAAGTTTAAAAGGGCATGGATACCAAAGGGTTTCGCATGCGTGGAGAGGAAAGAGTTTAAAAAAGAATTGGCAAAGGAGGTCTATAACCATGTCAGCAGGAGATAGAAGAGGTGGCAATCCAAGAAGCGAAGAAGAGCGGAAGAAAAGGCACAAGAGATTATACGGCAATTCCAATCTTCCTGCTCGCGGTTCGGGGTTAAGGGTTAAGACAGCTGTTCAAAGGTTACTGGAGAAATAAAATGCGCAAAGAAGATATAAGTTCAGTTGCGTGCAGGGCATTCCTTAAGGCGCAAAAAGAAGCAATAAGGATTGATGCAAAACAGCAAAAAAAACATAGAGAGGCATACAATGAAATTCACAGACAAGCAGTTATTTAATCGGTTCGAGGCTATTAAGTCGGACAGGTCAACTCTCGAAAGTCATATTGAAGAATTGGCTCGGTATGGTCTGCCTGAACGGTTGGGAACTCTAATCAAAACTACACCGGGGGCTAAATACGATCCGAACATTTACGATACTACTCTTATGCACGCTGTTCAAGTATCATCGGCAGGGTTTCATGCGTATTCTACAGACCCGTCAAGCCGGTGGTGTGCCTTGCGTGTCGATAAGGAAGGTTCTGATATCCGCGAGTGGTTATCTGAATGGGAAGATATTCTATTCAGTAACCTCAACGATTCCAATTTTAACGAGCAAATGCCGGAAGATTACAAGGATATGTTTGCTTTTGGAACTTCTCATCTATTTGAAGAGGAGCGATTGGGCAAGAAAAGTATCTTGTCATTCAAGACTCTACCATTCGCTGAAGTCTTTATCTGTCTGGATGAGGACGGTTATGTTGATACGATATATCGATATTGTGAAATGACAGCGAGAAGCGCAGAGAATAGGTGGGGTGATAAGGCGGGCAAATCGGTTAAAGAGCTTATGGTTGCGGGTAAGACCGAAAGCAAGGTTCAATTCCTGCATATTGTTATGCCCAGAGAAGAGCGCGATATTACTAAAATTGACAATCTGAACATGCCTATCGCCTCGATATGGTTTGATTATAAAACACAGGAGAAAATCGAAGAGAAGGGTTATCCTGAATTCCCTTGCTATACGACTCATTTTTCAAGGACGTCGGGGCAGACCTATGGTTCTACTCCGGCTATGATAGCTCTGCCTGAATCAAAAATGCTCAATCAGATGAGCAAGACTACCATTAAAGCGGCTCAATTAACAGTTGAAGGCGTTTTAATATTGCCTCACGATGGCTATATTATACCATTCAGACGGACTCCGGGCGCTCTCAATATGAAAGTATCGAGCAATAAAGAGCAGATAGAGCAGTTACCGGCTCCCGATAAACTTCCTATCAGTCTTGAAATGGAAAATCAGCGCAGGGCGGTCATCAATTCGATTATGTTTACTGATTTATTCCTTATGCTGGCTCAGCTTCGGGACCAGCCGAGAACCGCAACAGAGATTACAGAGCGTGTTAATGAGCGCATGATTATTCTGTCCTCGGTTACCGGTAGTGTTAACCGGTGCAAGCTAAAACCTTTGGTTGAGCGTGCATTATCAATTCTATGGCGCAACGGTAAGCTCCCTGCCCCGCCGAAAGAGGCGCAAGGCTTGGAGTTACAGGTCGAGTTTGTTTCACAGTTGGCTATGGCGCAGAAACAGGCGAAGAATGGTCGTATAAAAGATTTGATGGGAACTCTAATTGCTATGGCTGACAAGATGCCCGAAGTTATGGATTTGCCTAATACCAAGAAGGTTGGCAGGGAACTATTCAGGAATATGAACCTTGAGAATTTACTCAGGGACGAGAAGGAATTGCGGGCTATCTGGGAAGCGAAACAGCAGGCGGCAATGGAAGCCAAGCAAGCAGAACAGTTACAACAGGGTGCGGCTGTGGTAGGCGAACTCGCAAAGGCAGGTAAAGCAGGGAAGGAGGCCTCAGTTGCCGGACAAGCAAAGTAATGATACTCAATTAAAATTACAGGATTCCTATAAAAAGGTATTCTCTGGTGAGGACGGGCAAGAGGTATTGAAGGATTTGGAAGACAAGTTTTATATTCATAAGTCTACATATTCGTCAGGAGATACCGAAATAGAACTATCCGGCAAAGAAGGGCAAAGGTCAACCGTCCTGTATATCAAAGATTGGTTGCGGGGGGATTTAAAAGACAAACAGAAGGATTTAGAGAAGGCAAACAAGGATGCGGAAGAGGAGCAAATTTTATAACTTGTTGGCAATAAAGCCGACAAGGAAACTTAAAAAGGGGGTAGCAAAATGGATAATCTTGACCTTGAAAGAGAAAATCAGGACCCAAAGGAAGGGTTCGGAAGGAAGTTGTGGAGGATTGTCAGTAATCAGAGAGGGGGAATAGGCGACCCGCCAGCGGATGATACTCCGCCAGACGACACACCACCCGCTGATACTCCGCCTGCTGATACGCCACCTGCAGTTGACCCTTCTACCATAGACTTTAGCAAGGTAGATTGGGAAAAGGCGGATTGGAAGGGTGAATTCAAAGACGACCCGTCTATGGCGAAACATAAAGACCCGATATCCGTGATAAAGCATAATAAAGAACTTGAGAAGTATGTGGGTATGGAC